GTCGGGGGTTCTCATCCCCCTCTCAGGAGAACAGGCAAAAAAAAAGTCCAGAGGTTAGTCTGGACGCTTCTTTGAATGTGGCGGTGAGAGGGGGATTCGAACCCGCGAACAAACCGCCGCAATATATTGTAATAAATAGCATTTTTCATATCTCATTTTCCCACGTGCATTTTACGTGCACTTTCTTTTTCATAACTGTTTATTCGCTGCCTGACTTCAGTCCGGGCCGTGAAAGATTCCCGTCATAGTCTGCCAGGTACGAGCCGTAATTACGGAACAGCATATCCGGTCCCTTATGTCCCATCTGCTTACACAACCAGAACAGGTTAACGCCCGCGCTGATATGCATCGTCGCGAACGTGTGCCGGGTCTGGTAGGGATTGCGGTACCGGATTTTTGATGCCCTCATGATGTGGCGCCACGCTTTCTGACGAATGTCGCCTGAACCAGACCAGGGCTGGCCGTTACTCGGATCCTCAAATACAAATTCACTTTTCATCATCGTGAACTGCTTCTGTTCGTTCAGTGCCTGGATTGCCTCGTCATTGAGTTCAATTTTGCGGGTACCGGATTTGGTTTTAGTCCCTTTGAAAATGCCTTCAACAATGGCGTTCTGAACAAAAGCAGTACGTTTCTGAAAGTCGATGTCTGCCCATTTCAGTGCGCACAGTTCGGATGGCCGGACGCCGGTATTGAATGCAAACTGAAAGGTGGTTTTCCACTGCAGGTATTTGCAGTTCAGATAGATGATCCTTATTTCGTCTGGCGTGAAAGGGTCTACCTCATACTCTTCAGTATTGCCGGACTCGACCGAGAAATAGCGCGATGCACTGATATGGGCAACGGGGTTGTCCGGTATCAGGCCATCTGTAACGGCTTCATCGATGGCGCTGCGCAAAAATGACAGCCGGTTACGGATGGTCTTCAGTTTGGTTTTTCTGCTGGCCACCCAATGTTTCAGTGCTGATGGCGTCAGGTCGGTTACACATATTTTGTGTAGCTCACTGAGCGCGCGGAGGCATTTGCGATAACCGTCCATGGTTGAGGGTGAGAGGTTCCTGTTTTCGCAGATCACCAGATACTCTTCAAGATAATCCTTCACCGTTTTTTTCTTCTTTTCATGACCAAATAGAGCCGCTTTTTTGGAGCGGGGGAAATAACTCAGGTAGTGAAATTCCCCCGTAGCGATCCGGTTTTGTATTTCACCCAGGTACCTCTCAGCGTATTTTATATTGCGCGGGTTAACTTCCATTCCTGAAAGGGGCTCACGGCACAGAATCCCTTTATAAGTGAATGTCAGCTGAAGTGTGTCCCCTGTTTTGTGTTGCCGCACGGTTATTCCGCGCGGTAAAGCGGATCCCTGCTGTTTCTTGCCCATCTGTTCACCTCATCAAGATCAATCCAGCGTTCACGGACGCCGTCCACTTTTAATACGTGTACGCCCTCCCTCCAGATCTTCCTTTGTATCCGTTTATTAATGGCTTCGATGGATTCGCCAGTGTTCTGGCAGTAAGTTGAAATAGGCACGCAGTGAAGATTCATGCGATTTTCTCCTGTGAAAGAGGCGAACACATTTCCGGTAAATTGGCCCTTACAAGCGCCTCGGCAAATGGGGGCGGGACGGCATTGCCGCAGCGGGCAACCTGTTTATCTTTGGCATATTTGGTGCCGCGATAATCCCGATCGATGACATACCAGGAAGGGAAGCCCTGAGCAGCATACAGTTCGTGGGGCTGCAGCATGCGCATGCCGATATCGACAATCTGATAATCGGTGCCGTCAACCGTGACCAGGCCAAAGTGGTCGTTAGTGGTCACCGTTCCCAGCGGTTCGTCCAGGCCTACGCTGCCTTTTTCATTACCGTAATACTTCATCAGGAAGGCCCGGACCTCGCCCAGATGGTTACCGTTTGCCGTGATGGTGTGTGCCGGACTGTCAGTTGTCTGGCCCGTATTGGTGCCGCGAAATTTAATCAGGTTGGACGTGACGACAGCATGGTGATTTCCGGTAGTAACCGTGTGAGCGGGTTCCTCAACGGAGCCGCCCGGGTGGCCCGTGTTGTTAACCATGATATTAGCGGTGACCAGAGCATGATGATCCGTGGTGGTGACGGTATGTGCTGGCCCATCTACCGCGGCGCCGGGGCCGGTATAGTTGCCGCCGAAGTGCTTAGCCATAAACGCCGAAACGAGCGCAAACTTATTTCCGCCCGCTGTGACCGTTCCGACAGGTTTACCCAGATTCAGTACGCGTGGTGCCTGCCCGACTCTTTCCCCGTATCCCATCTGTATTAAAGTCGGACAAACCAGAGTGCTTTTCCCTCCGCCGCCAGCTGTCACTGTGCCTGATGGTGAATCAACAGAATGGCCGGTGCTTTTTCCAAACTGTCTTACAACCACTGGCGTTATCAGGCAGGAGTGATTTGTGTTAACCACAGTATTCATCTGCTGGTCTGTAGGCCGAGGTTTAGCAGAGTATTTCGGGCCACCGGCACCTACTATAAACGTTATCAGGTGCGTGATGACCATGCCCAGCGCATGACCATTGCCGCCAGGCCGTTTAGAAGTTCCAGCCGTAATGGTTGGTACTAGTTCTGTAAGTTGCTGTCCTGTAGCGCCAGTGCGGAATTTAGTCAAATGCGGTGTGACCACCGCATAGCCATGTTTGCGCGTGATTGTCTGTAGCGGGGCGTGCAGCGACTGTCCTCGAAAGCAGTCATAGCCACCTTTGCTGGTGGTGTGATTGCACTTGACGATAAACGGCGTCGGGTTGTCGAGCACGAATCGCTGTATGCCGCGCGCAATCCGTTTCATCGTGTTTTCTGCCAGCGGCTTACTGCGTCCAAATATGCTCGGGCAGGGGATAGACCAGTCGATGCACTCGGCAGCTGTGCGCCATGGCTTGAGGTGTCCGGACTGGACGGCCAGGCTTTTCGGATCACCGTGTGACGGTTCCGGCCAAATAACGGGTTCACCGTCACAACGCATGACCATAAAGAAACGTTTGCGGATGGTTGGTGCACCGAAATCACAGGCTCGTAACTCGCGGTATTCAACCGCATAGCCCAGGCCTTTCACCAGTTTTTGCGCGTCAGAACTGTGCCGGCCGATTTGCAGGAAATCACACACTTCATCCAGCGCAGGGTGATCCGCAGGAACGCCCTTACTCAGCATGCCGACGAACGCGGCAAAGGTTTCACCCGCGCGGGCCGGATCTGGTCGTTCCTCCGTGGGTAACAGTGGTCCCCAGGTTTTAAATTCTTCGACGTTCTCAAGCATGATGACGCGAGGCCGCTTTGCCAGGGCCCAGCGAACAACAATCCATGCCAGACCGCGTATTTCTTTTTTAACCGGCTTACTGCCTTTGGCTTTGCTGAAATGGCGGCAATCAGGTGAGAACCATGCCAGACCTACGGGCGCGCCTGCGGTCGCTGCTACCGGGTCAATGTCGAATACAGACTCACAGTAATGAAGCGTATCAGGGTGGTTGGTGGTGTGCATGGCGATCGCGTTCGGATCATGGTTAATGGCGATATCGACACTGCGACCGGTTGCCATTTCAATACCGGTGCTGGCTCCGCCGCCACCGGCAAAATTATCGACAATGATTTCTCTCACGAGGTTTGTTCTCCGAAAATGGCCGTCAGCGACTGAGCTGCAGCAATGATTTCTGTTGAGGGCTGGCGCTCCAGCAGCATACGGTTCATGTGATGCATGACCTTGCGCTGGTGCTCTGTAGCGAGTGATTTAAGACCTGGCAACTGATCGGCCAATAGCTTTACTTCGGCTGGCCAGACATGATTCGATGAATCTGGGATGGGGACCGGAATGTTTCTCAACGTCAGACGTTGCGCGGCTCGCTCAATTTGAGCCATAAACGCGTCGCCGCGAGCTTCCAGCTGATCACGATTGATGTAATCGAACTTTGTACCTCGCCAGGACTTATCGAAAACAGCGATAGCGGCTCCGAACCCGGCAGACGATTCGCTGGGCTGGCCTTCCTCTGGCCGGTACCATGTGGGCAGGTCAAAACTGATTCGGCCCCGAATGAATGCGATATGGTCGGCATCCTCGGGCCACCAGGCTTCGCCAGTTGCAGCTTTAATCAGAAAGACGTAGCGCCCGCCAGCCTCACGCATTGCCAGCGTATGTGCCATTATCTGGCGCATGCCGGTTATGTACTGCCCGTCGTGCTGCGATGCGCGGGAATAGGGCGGATTAGCGTATGCTGCGCCGTTTAGCTCTGTCAGGCGTTCCGACCAGTTCTGCGAAAGTGCGTTATCTTCGGCGCTGTAATACGCTTCGCATTTGGCATTACTCTCATCGGCGAAAAGGTCCAGCACGAACGGACCGAACATCGAATTTATGCCCCACCAAATCAGGTCTGGTGTACGCCATTGGTCACCTATTTCTTTTAATTTGTGTGTGGTTTTACGACGTTGTTCTTTCAAAAGTCTGCAATATAGGTTTATATTGTTGCTCATCATCTCTAGAACCCGATATCCTTTAACTAAGGTGATTTGATTACATGGATGGACAGGAATTGAATCTTCAACCCTACGTGACGTTGTTAGCAGTGATTCTTGGTGCGTGGATCACGAATAGGAATTTAAATATTCAAAAAGAAAAAGAGTCTAAGAAATTACTAGATAACGTTTTTGAAGAATTAAAGGATATTAGCATTGAGTTAAAAAGATCCATCCCTGTTATGGCTAATACCTATAAATCTTTGCAGGGTATGGTAATTAAGGATATAACATCGATAAAACTTGTAAAAACATATGATTTATTTGTAACTAAGAAATCATTTGAAAAAATCTATTCAGAATTAAATAGGGCGCAAAGGGCTGACATCAAGGTTCTGCTTGAGATGGAGGTTTTCTTAGAAAGTAAACGCTCGATGCTTTTAAAGACTTTATATGATGAGAGGGGTGATATTCGTAATAAAACTCCCTTTGAACTTATAGAACTTTCTGCCAAAGTGCACTCTTATATAGCAACGTTATCAATTGCTTATTTTTACTGCAATCAATTAAGTGAAAATAGAACAAATTACATACATTCTGTAGAGGGTGATAATATTGTTTTTAATAAAGTCATGGCCTCTCTAAATTTGGACTTGAGAATTTAATTTATCGTATATAACAACTTTTTTAAGGATGATTCTTTGAAACGCTATGACATACCTCAAGAAGGGAATGAGTATTACTATGAGAGATTACGGACTAATCTGTCATCATTCTGCCTCGCACTTGGTGGGGTTTGTATATACTCCGTTGTAAAATCGTTCCCTGACAAATCCTTAACCGATTTTGCATCTTGGGAAGCTATTTCAGGTCTGTTGATTGCTTACGTTGTGGCATATCTGGCTTCAGAAAAATTAGCTCACAGATTTTATGTGTTCGCTAACTCAACTCAACCTACTTATCGTCCACTACTGGCTAAGTTTTGGTTTTTTATTTGTCAGCTTTTTGTTGGTGTATTTTGTTCGTTTTTTTTTGATTTCATGTTTTCACCATTTAACTTTCGTATGCTAATTAGTGTTGTTGTTTTTTTTGCAATTTATTTTGTTAGCATGAACGAGTTTGCTAAGTGCGCAGTAAAGATTGCTAATCATGTTAAATAGTTCTACGATGCGGTAATAACTGTACTTTGATGTATTTGCATGCCGTCAGGGCTTGATATATATTTTCGCTTACAGGGTCGGGGAGTACAGAGGAAATGATTAGGACGAAGCCGATCAGCATCACGGCTCCTGTTCGAAACGTAGAGTTGTTAAAAGTAGTTATTGGCAATAAAAAACCCCGCTTTAGCGAGGTTGGAAAGTTTGATTAGTGATTATTTTGAAAGTAATAAAATACCAGAATGAGAAATAGCATAAACAATCATGGTTAGCATAAGTAGAGCCATAGAAAAAAAACCAACTACAAATAACACATCTTTAATGAAAATGTAGTTTTTCTCACCTCTTTTTACTCTCTCCCATTCTTCCTTTAATACGATGTGACCTGCATCTGTTACCCCTTTATAAAACTCCGTAAGATCGGTTGTTCCAGATAAAACATTATTTCTTAATAGGCCCATAGCTTCGTGCAGTTTTTTCTCGCTATCTGAAAGATTAGAGTTGTTTAAATGAAGTGAAATTTCTGCAATTATTTTATTGGCTTCTTTTCTTGCATCCAATTGTTTGTCTACAGGAAAGCCAGCGTTAATTCGCAAAACGTCACTTATAGATATCAAACTCGAAAGCAAGTGACGTAACTCTATTATCCAAGCCTGTCTGAATTCGGATACTTTGCCATCTTTTGTAATTACCATGCCTACAAATGCTATAAATCCTGCTATAGCCGCAGCAATTATTGGACCCCAAGGGCTCATTTTTATTCCTTATTGTAAGGTTGATTAACTGAGTTGATATACAATAATAAAGGGTGGTGACTGATTTTTGATGTCACACGCTGATATTTTGAAATAGTTGGATCCCGATAATTGAGTCAGGTTTTCAGCCTGTCAATAAAATTTTCGTGAGGCTTATAATATTTTTCGCTGATTTTATTGATTTTTAAGGTAAACTTTTCGGAGTCCTCTTCATTAAACCCATTTTTTCTTAATTGATGAAAGATGTCGTGTCTGAAATAATGATATAAATCTTTTAACAATGAAATGTCATCATGCAGTTCATTTATTTTTTCAACATACTTACTGGCCAGATCTTTATGACTTGATTGCATTGTATCGATTGTTTTAATCAGCCCGAGCTTTTCATGCACTTCTGATTCTAGACGAGATTGTATTTCATCTTTTTCTTTAGAGTATACCTCGATATTGTCCTTGAGATGATTAAGCTGTGCATTTCTATCACTGACTAGATTTATAAGTGAGTCTTTGTCATTTATGGTTTTATTCAACTCATCTCTTAATTTTATAATGGTTTTATTGGCTGCATCAAGTTCTTGGTTTAATTGGCCCGTAGTCTCCTTTGACAATATTATTGCTTCTCTCATGTCTTGTATTTGTTTCTCTTCACCAGCTTTATGTCGCTCATAAGCAACATCTTTTTTTGCTCTAAATCTTTCAACTGAAATATCAGCCAAAAGCATTTTTTTCTTTCTTATCGCTAATAACGTTGAAGTCCTGCTTATTGGTTTTGACTGAAAGAAAGTGATTTTTTCAGTGCACCAAGGTAACAAAAATGTGAGAAATATCGCCGTGATAAATGGATAAAAATTCATAAAGGAATAAGCGGAATTAATAAATCTTACACGCTCATCCATTTTCATATCACTAAAAAATAGTATTGCCACAGCCTCCCAGTTGAAGGCAAGCCATGTAATGATCATCACACCATAAAAGGGATTACTAATCCTTTCGGTGGAGGTTTTCTTCAAAGATTGAAAGATTTCAGTAAAAAAGTTGCTCATAAAGGGAACCAATAGATAACGATTTTTTATGAATTATACATCGGTATTTCTGTTAAGAATAGTCTCAAAAAGAAAAATGATCACTGGCTATCAAGTGCTTGACCTTCCGTGACGAACGCATCAACTTTTTGATGGTGAGAAAAAGATCAGCGTTTAAAAAACAAACACTCAATCTCTTATATCATTGCATTTAATCGTGACCGCCTTCATGAAGGCGGTTGTGGTGAACGGTAATCAAATTACGAGTGTTTTTTTGTACTTCGTCAGAACGGAATATCATCGTCGAAATCAGGTAAAGGTTGAGGTGAATTATTGCGATTGGCAGAAGCCTGCTGGAGTTTTGATTGAGGTGCTGCGCCGGTGTTCTGATTAGCGTAACGGTTGCCGGTAGGCGCTCCGCGCTGAGCAGTGTTTTGTCCGTTACCAGCAACTGGCTGGCGCTTATCAACATCCTTGAGTCCCAGCATTAGTTTATCAATGGCTTCGGCTGGAAGTTTTTCTGCAAATTCGGCATAGGTCAGGCGCGTGCCTGGCTGGAAGACATGCCGGATATTCATCTGGTAAGTGTCGGATCCATCGGATTGTTTAGTACGCAATTCCTTTTGAAGCACAAGGCCCGTTTTTTTGTTGGTCAGCGCCGGAAATACCCACGCAGTACCTTCGCTTGTCTGCTGCTGTTCGGGAATAAGGTCGCGGACGCCAGCAGTCCACATCAGTGCGTTTACGAGGTCCATCCCGAAAGTAGGCTCACCGTCGCGACCGATAAAATTGATTCGCAGATAATCGGATTTTGCTCCGTTGGATTCGAAGCGTAATTCCAGCGACTGCGACTGACTGTCGGTACCGAAACCAACCTGTGCATGAAGGATAACGCCCTCATAAGCACCCGTTTCATTGATGATTGCTGCGGAGCCAGCTTTTTTAGCTGCTTCGGGATCGAACTTAAAGCTCATAGGTTGCATTAAATGTCTCCTTCGGACATGAAGTTGCAAATGGCCTGATCGACAGCGAACAGGTCATTTTCCATTTCGGTTTGATCGGGAAATAAGTCTGGTGGGGCTTTGGCGGTGTCGTTGTCATCGCCTTTGATCAGGAAAACGTGTTTGCCATCTTTTTTTATGGCGCGGAGTACGATCGAGAAATAGCCTTCTGGCGTAAGCTTCTCATTAAGCATCTTGCCGGCCGTCTTCATCCGGATTTTCCCGTCCGATTCCTCAGTGTGAGCCAGGAAATACACGCGAATATCATCGGGCAATTGAGTTGCTGCTGTGATGATTCGCCAGATGTGGTCGGCCATCTCAGTGAATTTTGTGTAACCAGTTTGATAGGCCCGCAGCATGTTTTCGTGCTGCATCACTACCTGAAAATCATCAATGATCAGTACACGTCGATTTTTTGAAAGCACCATACGCTGAATTTTGTCTTCAATATCAACCCAGTCATCTGTACGAAAAACATTACCGCGCTGAGGCTTTCCACCATCGTCTAATTTGCCGTGGACCTTCCAGGTGCCTTTATGCCGGAAAGGCAGCATCTTGGGGATGCACTGGATAAGCAGGCAATCGTCCGGGTTGAAGTTTCTGAGGCTGTAGGACTTGCCCGCGCCGCTGTCCCCCAGAATCAATACAGGGGTTCCCATTCAGACCTCCAGATAATGTTGCATGGTAAATTTCTGGTCTTCATCCAGATCCATATTTGCCAGCGCCCAGCGGAGATAACCCTGGTCCTGTCCGGCAATCTCTTCGAAGGTTTTGCCCTTATGCTTGCCAAAGCGCATCGTGTGAAGCAGGGAAGGCCGTGCAGATATGTCGCGCATCTGGGCTATCGTCAGGCGCGCGTCACGGTTCAGATGTAGCAGAAGCGCCGCTGTAACGTAACAGTCGTACAGCGCCCGGTGCGCGTGAAGGTTTTCAGGCACATCAACATCGAGCATGAAGTGATAACGCAAATACTGGTTGGAATGGCTTTCCAGCTCCGGATAAAGCTTGCGGGCCAGTTTGAGCGTGCAGATCCACGGCGCGGTTATCTGTGGCAGCTTTGGCCGGTCAAACGCGGCGTTGTGCGCCACGTAAACGTCGGCACCCAGATAACGGTCAATTACATCGCTGAGCGGCGGGGCATCGGCAACCATCGCCTCAGTGATGTGATGCACTGCCATGGCGCCAACGGTAATCGGCTCGGGCGGCTTAACAAAATCGCTCATAGGGTTACACAGTTTGCCGCCAACGATGTCGATACTGGCCAGCTCACACACGCCACCCTCAAAG